TTTCAACTCCGCATACAATCGTTGCATTTGCGCCAATGTTGCATCCCTTGCGAAGTGTTGTCTTCCTGAACCTGCCACTCTTCATCCAATCGCCGTGTACGCTTGGCAAATGGTCGTTGGTGGTCACTACATTCGGGCCGACAAACACATCATCCTCAATGGTGACGCCGTGATATATGAGCGCGTGGTTTTGAACTTTGCAGTTGTCGCCAATGGTGACGTTGTAATCGATGTGCGCGCCCTCGCCAATGATGCAGTTGTCGCCAATCGTTGCGCCTGTGCGGATGTGCGCGAATGCCCAAACGCGGCAGTTCTTGCCAAGGCTGACATTCTCCTCGATGATTGCAGTTGGGTGTATCATAACGCAAATCTACATAATTACATACTTTCCGCCTGCACTCTGCGATAACTTGTTGAGCGCAACATAACGCACCGCGTCAATGGCGTGGTTGTATTTGTCAATCGGCACTCCCAACGATGCACCTGTGCGGTCAGTATCCCAAGTGTAGTTCCTCAACTCCTTGATTAAGTTCGTACTGCTCTTGGTCACTTGGATGTTGAACCTGTGCAGGATGTCGATGGAATTGCGGATGCTATCCTGTCCCTTGCTTGCTGGCTTGATGTTGAAGCCAAGGCGATGCACCTCCTCGATGCTTTTCGGCTCTGCTGAATCCGCGACAATCTCCCACGCCCTGTTGATGCCGAACTCTCGCAGTTTTGTCGCTATGTCTTGGTTGGTCAGATTGTTCGCATACAGCAATTCGTGAAGCGTCAGCGTATCGCCTGACCGATACACCGCCACCAATGCAGTCGGGTCGTTGGTGTACCCCCAGTCAAGACCAAGCGCGACCAGTTTCGATGTCGTGTAGTTAATCTCATCCACCTGTGTCCAGTTTGAAAAGATAACGCCCTGCACACTGCCGACCTGACCCAATCCGTACACCTTCCACCAGTTGGCCCAATAAGTTGATGTGGCCGCCTTCACCTCCGCCATCTCGATGTCTTTGCGGATGGTGTCGGGTAAGGCTTCGTTGTCGCGGAAGGTGAGAATCAGCAGTTCAGCATCATCCTCACGAAGCACCTCCGTATGCGCCCAAAATTCGTGCGTTGGGTTGTAGTCGATGTAGATGGCTTCGCTTGTGCGGATTGCCAGTTGGTAGTAGCTTTCGAAGTCGATGTTGTTGGCCTCGTTGATGTACAGCACCTGACGCCTTGCACCGCGTAGTCTGCCCTCGCTATCTGCGCTGAAGAACTCAATGGTGCTTCCATTCGCGAAGTTGTAAGTCAGAAGCGTTTTGTTCCAGCGGTCGGGTGCCCAGCGGTTCGTCCACTGCATCACCTTGGCGAAGTCCTTGATTGCACCCCTGCGAAGGTGTGGAACTGATTCGGATACAACGCTGATTTCGGTCTTGGCTTTTGCCGCGATGTTGATTAGCACTGCAAGGATGGCGATGGTCTTGCCAGCAGATGTCCCGCCCTGAATCACTTTCTTTCGGGCGGCCACCTGCCGAATGCGTTTTATCGCTGTTGTGTACTTGAAACTCAATTCGATTGCTTAATCTTCTCAATGTAAACGACCGCATCCATCAACTCCTCTTGCAGATGCTGAATCCACTCAATGAATGTCAGGTCATCGCGTTCCATTGTCGTGCCGTACTTGCGCTTACCCGCCTCGGCTCTTGTCCTAAATTGGTCAATGACTGATTCGACTATGCGGTCACTCATCACCAAATAGCGGCTGTTCGATGTGCAATTTCTGCTCTTGCTTGTCAGCCAAGCCAAGCACCCGCACTGCGATGGCACTGTTGTACACATTTGCACCACTGCCCTCAACCATATCGCGGTCACAGGTCGCGCGTATGCGTGTAAGGATGGGGAGAAATGCCTTGTGATGCTCTCCTTCTTCCCTTTGATAGGAAGACAAATCATAGCACCACCCTTCTTCTGCAAGGTAGCCTTCAAAACCCCTGAACGTCAATGGCCGCTCTTTGTCGCGGTACACCATTGCACCATCTTTGCCCACATAATCTTGCACCCTGTACGGATTCGCCTTCGTCCACGCTTTGTAGGTGCAGAACAAGTCCCACAACTGTTCGGGACTTTCAAACGCGGGTGGCCTTCCTACTTTCTTCATACCTCAACGCTGTTCATTATGTCGATTATCTTCTCGCAAATCGCAACCTTCGCGTGTAATGCGTTGGGTGCATCGCAGTCGTTCAGGCTGTCCAATATGTTAGCCATATCGGTCATCAATGCACCAATGTTCACAAGCTTGGACATATGCAACTCGTGTTCTTCTTGCTTGCTATTTTTCGTCAAGTTCGCCAAGTTCTTTCAATTTATTTCGTGACCATCCAAGTGCCGCCTTCCCACCCCACAGCAGGTAGCTGATGTATCCGCAGTCGCTGGTGCTGTCTGCGTTGTCGTAGTAGGTTTCAGCCCGCGATAGGTAGCTGTGCATCCGCTTGATGGTTTCAAGGCTAATCCCTTCACCTGATGCTAATTGCCGCGCCCTGACCTTGCCAGTTTGTGTTGCACACTTGTTGCCATTGCGCTCGTTTAGTTCGATGCCGCGCCTCGCGTTGTTGCGCACTCCCTGACCATAGTCCGCGTAGGTGTCGGCAAACTTCTGCTCGTACTGCGAATTGCAGACAGCGTAGCGGGTTGTATTGTCGGGAAACTCCGCGCGCGCCTTATCATCAGCCATACATCGCTGGATGAAATCGCTCTTGCTTTCGTTGTCAGTTGGCTTCGGTAGTGGCATCTCCGTTTATATTAAATACCACATCGCCCTCTTTTGCACAATGCTCCGCGTGTGCCACAAGTTCAGACAGGCGACCAACGGCACAGGTTGCGCACCACCAATCGGTACGCGGAATGCCAAGGCTAATCGCCGCCGCTTGCAGTGTGTTCACCTCCGCAGGGGTCAGCCGTAGCGACTTGGTTGAATGGTACAATTCAAGTTTAGGCTTGATGGCCAGCACTTCGCTGATTAGGGTTGCGTTCATTCGGTTAGCTTTATGATGATAATGGCCAACGCCGCCGATGCCAAGCCAACAAACGGCGCGTAGTATAGCGGTTGGTCAAAAACTGACAAGCCAAATCCTGTCCAAAAGGCAAGACAGGACTGGCACGATAAAGGCTTGAAGCGGCTGATGCGGTAGTACCATTTGGGCAGTACGTTATACCTCTCCATCGCCAATGCTGTCAAAGCCGCTAATAAAATCGTTGTAATCATCTTGAAGTGCTAATTTAAGTCGTTGCCTGCAAAGGTCAATTGTGTAGCAAATTGACCTGTATGGAATGCCTGTGTTTCGATTGATAAGTTTCTTGTTGCCCAATTCCAGCCATAGAAGGAATAGGTTTTTGTCGTATGGGTATTTGCCAGCCGCCGCCCACTTATCCATCTCCTCCTCCGCTTTGCGATACAGGTGGTCAGGAACTGTGCTATACTTTTCATCCACCTGCTCAACTTCGCCCAAAGCCACGCGCTCTTCGTTGTGCCGATACTTGCGCTGAAATGGCGATGTCTTGCCTCGGAATAGGTTGATAGCGGCTCTGACGATGTAGAACGTGAGTGCGCCTGTTGTGTGTAGCTGTTCAACGCGTTCGGGCCTGTCGTAGCAGTACAGCACCAATTCGTGTTCGAGGTCATCCGCGTAATCGCTTGTTGCGATTTGCCTTGCCACTTGTCGGAACACTCCGTCATTGTACAGCTGGTGTATGATTTCGTTTGCATCCACATTGTGGGCAAATATAGTCAGGGTCTTCTATTGTTTGTATGAACTTGAAGCGCGGGTCATTATTGTGCAACGCCCAGTCAACGACAAGCACGCCGTGATAAACACTGGTATGGTTTCGATTTAGCAGTATGCCGATTGCTGACAGGCTGTATTTGTAGTGATGGCGGCGATACAAGTACCACATCAGCGCGTGCCTCGCTCGTGTAACTTCGGCCTTGCGATTGCCTGTGCAAATCTCCTCAAATGTCACTCCTGTAATCGCTTCGATGCGATTGGCAATTTCAGTGATGAAGGTTGGTGTTTTCATAAGTTAAGGGTTTGTTTAAATTCTTCAAAGGTTCTGATAATAACGTACTGGTAGCCAGCCGCTTCGATGACAGCCTGCCATTCCTTTTGAGCAGGTGACTGCCTGCCTGTTGGCGTTTTAAATTCCAAGGCGATAAGTCCAGCATCCGACAGGTACATCATATCCGCAACGCCTGCAACCACGCCCATCGCTTTCATTATCGCGCCTTCAAACTTGCCGCCACTGTTGTTGTTGACCGTGAATAAGCGTCCACGTTCCTGCGGCCTTTCGTTCCAGTGAAAGCGGAAGCACTGCGCTTGTAGTTTAAATTCTTCTAATCCCATTTGAATCCGTGTAGTTCTTGAAGTTTGTAGTAAAATCCTGATGCATAGCCGCAATGTCGTAGCAGTTCCCTTACGTCCGATTCGCGCTTGACTATGTTGTGAAGCACGAAAAATAGCTTAATTTTCTTTGCACGAATCATCGCGGCGATTTCTGCAAGTGACGATTCTTTTGCCAGCTGTCGCCATTGGTACGGCGTGTAGTTGTCGCGTTGCAGGATGACTTCTTCACCCATCTGCGATTCTTTGACAGGAGCGACAAATCCGCACGAAGGGCAAATCACAGTTGATGATGCCATCATATATCCGCACTTACGGCACGTCTTCACAGGCGCAACGCCTTTGCGCTTCTTCTCCTTCTTCTCCAAAGACCACGGCCTTTCTATCTCCCAGCCTCCGTGTTGCTGTCGGTTGTTGCCGAAGTCAAGGATGGTGAACTCGCTCTTTGTTGGCGTTACCCTGCTACCCCTGCCGCACATTTGAAGGTATAGCGGTAGCGACTTGGTTGCGCGGTACAGGATAACGACTTCCACGTTTGGGTCATCGAAGCCAGTGGTGAGAATGCCGCAGTTGCACAGGATTCCGTTGGTGCTGTTTTTGAACCACGCCAGTACTTCCGAACGCTCATCGCCTTTCATCGTGCTATCCAAATGTCGCGCAGGTAGTCCTGCGCCTTGCAACTCTTGGCATAACTCGCGACTGCTTGCAATGGATGGCGCGAATGCCAGTGCTTTCTTCCCTGCCGTGTATGCGTTGTAGTTCTTGATTACTCCGCGAAATACCTTTTGCTTGCTGAACGCTTGGCCCATCTGATTCGCATCATAATCGCCATTGTACATCCGCACGCCTGACAGGTCAACAGGAACGCTATACGTTGTCGGGATTGCGAGATACCCAGCATCCACCAACTCGCGGATAGTGACAGGCTCGACAATGGCAGTGTAAAATTCTTTGAGTGCTTTCTGATTGCCCTCGCGATGCGGCGTTGCTGTCGCACCGATGACCGTTGTAGTTGGCTGGATGAATTTAAATAGCTTGTCAAAACTCGCCTTGTGCGCCTCGTCAATGATGACAAGGTCGATGCCTTTTAGCCAATTCGCGTATTCATCGTTTTTAAGCCTGTGGTTGAGAGATTCTACCATTGCTATATACGAGGTAGCATCAGGCAGTTTGCGTGTCCCTTGTTTGATGTAAGAGGGCAAAATCGCAAAGCGTGTAAGTGCGCCATCCGTTTGCGTAAGCAATTCAATGCGGTCGGTAATAATCAGCACCTTCTTTCCTTTGGTCAGTGCGGCCTGAACCATTGAAGAAAACATAACGGTCTTGCCTGCGCCAGTTGGTGCGCACAGGATGATTCGCCTATTTCCTTTCCGCATCGCTTCGCGTAGCAGTTCAATGGCGTGTTGTTGGTATGGTCGAAGTGTAGTCATTGTAGTCAGTTTGTAGTCAGTTTTTTCGAAGCAAAGTGACTACAAAAAAAGTGCCTTGGCGATACCTGCAAGGGCGTTTTTTCGGTTTGTAGTCAGTGTAGTCACTTCTTTTTAATAAAAAGAGTATATATTATATG